AGGCGGTGTTTGTCGTACAGATCGTTGAGTTTTTTGAGCTGCGCTGCGGCCTCTGCCGCAGACTGGCCCATGGCCCGAAAGCCCCCCGCCGAGCCCGCTGCGGCGCGGCCCACGGCCTCTGTGGCGGCTTTGGCTTCGTCCATGGACTTGACGACGGATTTACCGGTGTCGTCTACCTCGATGCGGAAGCCGCGCACACCGGCCTGGGCTGTTACCCACGATGGGGCGATGCCCTTGTTTGCCGCAATCGCTTCCTCTGCCGCACGCCGAAAGCCGTCGGCCAGCTCGCGGGCGCTGGACTTGCCGGACGCCGCCATGAAGTCATAGGCTTCTTTTGATGTGGCTGCGGTCCTGCGCAGCGTTTCGTCAGAAACAACGCCTAAATCTTTCATGGCTTCGCGCAAGCTGGACACGCCCGGAAGGGCTTTGTCTAGCGAATCCTTGAGGGCGTCGGCCTTGTCCTTGACCTGATCCAGCAGCCCGTCTGTTACCTTGTTGCCCAGCTCTTTGCGCAGGCTCTCGATGCGCGCGCGCACCTCATCAATGGCTTTCTGGCTGTCAGCGGTGTCGATGGCCTTCGCAAGGCTGGCCACCAGCACGCGGCCCGTATCCACCCCCTCGGATTTGAGGCGATCAAGCCCGCCGACGATGGCGTCCAGATCGTTGAGCGCGCTGCGCGATGCGGCGCCGATCTTGCCTTGCAACTGCTCAAAATCCAGGCCGGTGCGCCTGACGGCCTCGCGCACGGTGGCGTCGAGCAACTGCCCCACGCGCTCGCCCTCACGTGCTGCTCCGCTGAATGCTGCGCGGGCCAGCACCTCGAACTGGGCAAGGTCTTTGCCGTCGAGCGCCTGCGCCCACGCCGCACGAAACTGCTCTGCGGACAGCTTCCCGTCCGCCACCAGCATGTCCAGCACAGCGGCTGCGTTTTTGATGCCGGGCACGTTGGACAGGTCGAAGTCCTTGCCGATCTTGCCGATGGCCTCCGCGGCGCTGTCGCCGTCCTTGCGCAGCTTGTCGAACTGGGCCACCAGGCCCATGGCTTCTTTCGACAGCTCAAACGATTTGATGCGCGCCTGCTCCAGGGCCTCCGCTTGCCGTGCAAGGGCCGCCTGATGCTCTTTGATCGCCTCCGTGGCGGCGCGCTGGCGGCTCTCCGCATCGCGCTGCGATTGTTCGTACTGCTTGAGCTTTTGCCCGGCCTCGGTGAAAGACATGCCCCACTCAAACACCGCCGTGGCGCCGCGCTTGATCTCGCCGCTGAAAAGCACCAGGGTTGCGATCAGCCCCACAGGCCCGCCCAGCAGCGATGTGACGCCGCGCAGCGCCCCGCCCAGCAGGCCCAGGCCGGCCGTTTTGGCTGCGGCAGCAGCGGTGCCTGCCGCCGTGGCAGCGGTGGCCGCCTGGGTGGCCTTGGTGGCCTGGCCTGCAAAGGTGGCGATGGATGCCCAGGACGCGGCATTCGCCGCCTTGGCTGCCGTGCTGGCGGTGGTAGCCGCAGCGTTGGCCGTCTGCGCCGCCGCTGCGGCTGCAATGGCCGCGCTGTTGCTGCGCTGGGCCACGGTGTTGGCGCCCACAGCCACGGTGTTGGCCTCGACTGCTGTAGTGGCGCTCAGGATTTTGAGTGCCCAGGCGCCGAAGTCGCTGGCCAGCCCGGCGATCTTGATGGCGGCCCACAGCTTGCCTGCGGCTTGCAGGGTGGTCACCAGTGTGTCGAGGTTCGCTGCCAGGGCGTTGATGACCTTTGCCGCGTTCGCGCTGCTGACTAGGCCACTGTCGGCAGAGCCGACGTAGAGCGTCCATTGCGAGCTGAGGTTCTGCAGCGCGCGGCCTACGGTGGGCGGCAGCTTGGCGAACTCGCCCGCCACCACATCGGCCTGGCCGCGCAGTGCGCCCATCACAGTTTCTGCCGTCAGGGCGCCCTGGTTTGCCAGCTTGCGCAGCTCGCCCGTCGTCACGCCCAAGCCATTGGCCATGGCTTGGGCCAGGCGCGGCGCCTGCTCCATCACGGAGTTGAATTCTTCGCCACGCAACACACCCGACTGCAGGCCCTGAATGAGCTGCACGATGGCGGCCTTGGCAGAGTCTGCAGAGCCCCCCGATAGCTGGATGGTCTGGTTGATGGTCTCGGTCAGCGCCAGGGCTTCGCGCTGCGCCACCTCTGCGCTTTTTCCGGCCTCCTGCCCCGCCTTCGCCAGCTTGGTGAACAGCGTGCCGGTTTCGTCCAACGCGCTGTTGGTGCGCAGCGAGATTTCTGCCACGCCCCGGAACGCTTCTTGGAACAGTGGCCCCTCGCCCGTGGCCAGCTTGATGCGGGCCTCCAGGTTCTTGAAGGCGTCGGCCGTGTCGGCCACGTCCTTGATGAGACCGCCCGCGTAGCTGCCACCCAGCGCAACCGATGCAATCTGCTGGATGCGCTGCAACTGCGTGCTGATGGACGTCATGCCCTCGCGCAGGGTGCGCTGGTTTTGCGCTTGCACCTGGGTGGACTGCGTGCTTGCCGCCGCCACCTGCTGGAACGCAGGCACCATGCCAAGCGCCTGGGTGCGGGCCGCATCCATGGCCGCAGCCAGGTTGCGCTCGGCCTGGGTGAGGTTGTTGGTGTCCACGCCCATGGTGCGCAGCTTGTCGCTGGCGGCGCCCATGGCGGTATTCTTGTCGGTCAGCTCGGCGCGGGTGCGCAACAAGGCCTCGCTGCTCTTTTGGTACTGGGCAGACAGCGCCGCTTCGGCCTGCTGTGCGGTTTTTGCACTGGCCTGTGCCTCTTTGAGCGCCGCGCCTTCCTGGCGCACTTCGACAGACAGCGTTTGCACCGCACCCTTTGCGGCATCAAGAGCGGCGCGGTATTCGTCGGTCTTGCGGGCGGCGCCCACGGTGCCTGCCTGCACGTCGTCGTATGCCTTGCGTGCGGCGGCAAGCGCGGCCTTCTTGGACTCCAGCGCGGCCTTTGCGTCCATTTCGGCGCGCACATACTGCTGGGTGCTGGTGCTGGCCTGGCTGAGCTGTTCGCCCATCTGGCGCACGGCGGTCTGGGCCTGGGCAAGCTCCACGGCAAGGGCGCCGGTTTCGTTCTTGAGCTGCTGCAGGTTCGTGACGGTCGCCTGCTTGTCGCCCAGCGCCTTGATGGCGTCTGCAGCGGCGGTGGCCTGGTTTTTGAGGTCACCTTCAAGCACTGCGCCCAGGTCGCGCAGGTCTTTCTCCAGGGCCTGCACACCATCGTTGCCCTTGACGTCGGCCTCGATGTCGTATTTGATCTTCGGGTCAGCCATGATGAGGTGTTGCGATGATTGGTGTTCTGTGGTGCGCCGCGCTTGCGGCAGGCGGGTTTGGACTGGCCCTGGTAGGCCTGGCCATGGATTCGGAGCGCCTCATGGCGCTTGGCGGCGGAGCCATCGCCACCGTGGTGGTGGGATGGCCCGTGTTGCTGCTCATGGGCGCCGTGCAGACGTCCGCACGGCGCTAGGGCATCAATCCCCGCTGCGCTGCGGGAAGCGGATTTCGTAGCCGCCAGAAATCTTCCCGCTCAAGGTGATGGCCGAGAAGTCAGATCCCAGGAAGTCAAAGCCGTTGTTGCTGCCCAGGGCAACGTCATTCACATCCACCTCGACCGCCTCGCCGTTGACCATGTTCTGGCCGTCCAGGCGCAGGTGGCAACGCACCTGGGCCACGCGGCCGCCCAGAATCTTTTTGCCGTCCACGGCCAGCCAGGACGCGGTGACCTTCACGGTGTCTGTCTTGGCTGGGGCTCCAGCAACGGCCAGGAACATGATCTCGCCGCGCAGCCAGTTGACCTTGTAGTGCGTGCCCAGCACATAGGTGGTGCTGGCCGCTGTGTTGGTCACCACAAAGCCCGAATCGCTGATATTGCGGTGGCCCAGGGGGAGCCAGATACCCACCTCGGTCACTTCGAGGTCGGTGGCGGTCTGGCTGCCGGACGATTGCGTGAGTTCTTCCACCAGGCCCTGGAACTGCATGGCCAGCGCCTTGACGCTGGAGGCCGAGAGCTCCACCGTCACCTCGGTGGGCTTGGGCAGGATGACGGTGGCGCGGGCCTGACCGTAGTCCAGGTGGCTGCGCGACTCGCTGACCTTCTCTTCAAAGTCGGGCTTGATTTCAAACTTGTCGGCATCCACCGCCTCGCCAAAGCCGTAGAACTTTTGGGCAAGGGTGTCCCAGATGGAGAATGCGACCAGGCCACCGGCCAGGATTGCGCGTGCTGTGGTTGTCATGATGGTGTTCCTGCAAACAAAAAGGCCCGCACGGTGGCGGGCCTGGGGTTGGTTGATTCGACCGGGGCGTCAGCTCGGGTCGCGGTAGTCGATGGTGAACGTGCCGAGCACCAGCTCGCCGCCCACATCGATGTTTTCAAGCCGGTAGGTGACCTCGCCTTCGCGCAGGCCGCTGCCGTCAAGCTGCACGCCAGCCAGCGTCATGGCAGGCATGCACACCAGCCGCAGCACGCGCTTGGCGGCGCGGTAGTCGGCATGGGCGGCCTGCCTGGCGCTGGCGGCGCGGCTGATGACGCCCAGCGTGAAGCGGTAGGTGCGGGCTTGCACCTGGGCTTCGTTGCTGCGCGGGGTGTCGCCCGCGTCCTCGAAGAAGACTATGCGTGCGCCTTCACCCAGGTCGGTGGCGCGACGCGGGTTGTCCTTGATCACGGCGCCGGCCAGAGCGGGCGCATCGCGCAAGGACTGCACGATGGCCGCGCCCATGACGTAGGGCACGCCCTGGGGGCATTTGTCGGTGGGCATGTTCATGGTGCTGCGCTGCCGAGCAGCGCCTCCATCTCCATGCCATCGACAAGGCGGCGCGGAACGTCCAGCACCCGAAAGCGCTGGCCCACCGCCACGCCCAGGCCGGGCAGCGCCTGGGTAGCCACCAGCACGTCGTCTGCCCGCACATCCGCCGCGGCGGGCATGAGGGCATTGCGCGTGGCAGCCAGGGCGCGGCCTTCCAGAGCTTCGTCGTCTGAAACGCCGATGATCACCGCCACCGGAACATCGGCAGCGGCAGGCCGCTGGCGCGTGAAGATGGCGGTGAAGTCGGGGCCGAAGAACACGGTGGCCAGGTCTTCTGCGAGGTCAAGCATGGCTGGGGTCAGTCGGGCTTGGTGGCGGCGGCTTGCTTGTCAGGCGCCTTGGGCTTGGGCTGGGTTGCGGCCTTGACCGCACCCAGCGCCAAAAGCTGCTTGGCCTGGCCTTCGCCAAGCTCCACAGACTCACCAGGCTCCACACGCCCCGTTTTGAGCAACAAAGGCTCAATGGCAGTGAATTTCGCCATGATCAGGCCACCGCTGCCTTGAACAGGAATCCCGCCGAGGCACCTGCCAGCACGGGCTGGTAGGCGTCGGTGGTGGGGTAGTACCAGGTGTTGGTGTTGTCGTCGAAGTAGCCTTCTTCAACACTCGGGCGGCCCTGCAGCTGGTAGGTGTAGCCATAGGATGGCGAACCCATTTCCTGCTGGCTGGCGGGGGTGGTGAAGGCCAGCACGGCATCCTTGCCCCACACGTCCACAAAGGCCGTGCCGTTGTGGTACACGGCCTCGCCCGTCACGATCTGCTGCAGCTCAAACAGGGCCTGCAGCTGGGCGATGGTGGCCGGTGGGCGGTCGCTGGCGGTGGACAGGCGCGAGAGCACCTTGGGGTGCGTGCGCAGCGCCGTCAGCACCTTGGGGCCCAGCGTCAGCACGTTGGGCGTCTCGCCGGTCTTGCCACGGATGACTTCTTTGGCGTTGATGATGGCCGTGAAGGGGTCGCTGTCCACATCGTCCCACTGGGTGTCCGTGGTGAGAGTGACCTTGTTGGCACTGTCGTACTTGGAGGCGTCAAGGGCCAGATCGGCGGCCTTCTTTTCACGCTCCAGCGCCATGACGTTCTGCACGCGGCGCACGGCGTTGGATTGCAGGTCGATGCCGGGCACGGCTTGTGCCTCTTCCATCAACTCGACGGGCACGGCGCCTTCCAGGCGGTAGTCCACCAGGCTGAAAGGCTCGCTGGCGTAGCCGAACTGGATGCGCTTGGTGTTGGCACCGGGCGCGCGCGCCGTGCTGACCAGCTTGAAGTCATCCGGGCCGAACGACAGGATGCGGCCCGCACGCTGGCCCACCGTGACGATGGGGAACAGCACATTGGCCACAGCGGCCTTGGGGCTGCGGTAGCCGCGCGCAACGGCAGAGAGGATGGGGTCGAGGACGCGGGCCTGACCGGTGGTTTGCTGGGACATGAAGATGCTCCTGTTTTATGGGGTGGTGAAGGGTCAGGCGGCGGGGGTCAGCAGGCCTGCGCTGGGCACAAGCAGCACTTCGACAAAGCCGCCTGCGTCTGGCTGCGCCCGATCGGCGCGGCCCACGGGGCTTTTGCTCAGGCCGCTCAGGGCCACCACGCAGCCGGTGGCGTCAACCATCAATGCGGCGTCTTGGGTGACGCCGCCGGTACCGACTTCGACAATGGCCGTGCCTTGCACGTCCACGGGCACCAGGTCGCCTGCAGCGGCGGCGCTGGTGCGGGTAACACCAAAGGCCGCGGCACCTGCGGACGGGTAGGCGCCTGCCTGGGTGACAAAGCGGCTGGCGGCCAGGGCGCCAGCTGCGGCCACGGTCAGCGTGAGGGTAGAAATGTTGCCGGACATGGGGAAATCTCCTGTGGGTGGTTGGGGCGGCCGATCAGGATGCGTAGCCGAGCTTCTTGAGCGCGGTCACCAGATCGGTGTTGTTCTCTTGGGCGTAGGCCTGGGCCTCGACCACCTGCTGCTGCTTGCTGGTGGCGCCCTTGTCTTCAGGGGCGGCGCTTGGCTTTGCAGCGGGCGGCGCGTCGGCCATGTGGTCGGCAATGGCTGCGGCGCGGGTAGCACGTTCTGCGGCCAGCACAGCCAGCGAAGCATCTGCGGCGGTGGTTTTGCCGTCGTAGGCAAGGGTGCCCAGCAGCTTTTCGTGGCCGGGCAGGCCTTCGCCCACGGCCAGCACGGCCTGAATGCGTTCGCGTTCGGCGGTAGCACCGCTGGCGGCAAACTCGGATTGAAGTTGGGCAAACAGCGCGGGGTGCTGCTGCTCCAGGGTGGCGCGGTCCATAGAGGTCCTTTCGGGTTCAGGGGTTGGGAGTTCGAGCAGCACCGGCTCGGTGGGGTCGCCTTCAGCCCGCGCACCGGCGGGCTTGGGGTTGGGGGTGGCTGGTGCAAAGCGTGCTTTGCGCCGGGCCTTGAATTTGTCGGGGGCGGTGGCCATGCGTTCGACCAACTCGTCCACGGTGGCAAAGCCGTCGGCCAGGCCTGCATCGATGGCGCGCTGGCCGATGAAGACGCGGCCATCGGCCATGGTTTCGAGCACAGCCTCAACCGTGGCGCCGCGCTGGTCTGCAACGGCCTCCACAAACACGCTGTACAGGTGGTCGAGCTTGTTTTCAAAGTCGGCCATGTACTCGGCACTGGGGGCCTCACCATTGATGCCGCCGCGCTTGTACTTGCCGCGCACGAATTCGACCGTGCCGGGCTGGGCCTGGCTGAGGTGCATGCGGGCATACACACCGATGCTGCCCGCCTCCACCGTGGGGCCACTGAGGTATAGCGCGTTGGCAGCGCTGCCCACCCAGTAGGCGGCGCTGGCAATGGTGGCCTCGCTCACGGTGGCCACGGGCTTGATTTGCCCGGCGCGGCGCACGGCGGCGGCCAGCTCTGGCGTGCCGAACACGCTGCCACCGGGCGAGTCGATCGCCAACACCAGGCCCTTGACGCGGCTGTCGGCCACGGCGGCTTCGACCTGGCGCGTGAGCAACTGCGCACTGGCGCCGCCGCTGATCTGGGTGAACAGGTTGGCCTTGGGGGCGATGGGTCCGTCAATGTTCAGCACGGCGATGCCGCCGTCTCGCACGGTGTACTGCTGCGGCTCGTTCGCCAGTTTGTGGCCCACGCGCGCTTCCACAGCGGCGATGTCGATTTTCTCGCCCTTCATGTGAACAGCGTAGATCTGCTGGATCTCGCGCAGCGAGTCGGGCAGGATGGCCCAGGGGGATGCGAGAAGGTCAACAAGGGTCATGGTTTTTCCTCTGCGGGTGCGGGCGCGGCTTGGGGTGCGGCTGCGCCTGCCTTGGGCACGGGCAGCAGGTCGGCATCGCGCAGGCGGTCTTGCTCGCCTTGCTTTTGGTCGAAGGTGTCGTTGAAGTCGGTGCCCCACAGCTCCCACTCGGCACGCTCGCGCGTCATCAGGCGGGCATCGATGGCGGCCACGTAGGCGGCCACTTCATCCTTGGGGCTGATGGAGCCCATGCTGTCGCCCGGCCAGGCGGCGCGGGTGTAGGCCCAGCGCAAGAGCGGGTCAGAAAAGAAGCCCGGCGCCTTGATGCGGCCAATGGCCACGGCCTCGGCCATCCACGTTTCATAAATGGGCTGGCAGAAGCTGAGCGCCAGCCACTGGCGCACACCACGAAAGTACACCCACGCATCGAGCAGCGCGGCCTTGCTGGCCGAGTAGCTGCTGTTGAACTGCTTGATGAGCAGCTCGCGCGGAATACCCAGGGCCATGCCGATCTGGGTGATGACACCCAGAATGAAGGGCTCAAAGTTGGGGTTGGGCCGGGCGGGGTTGACCATGTGGGGCTTTTCGCCTGGGGCCAAGCCCACCACGGCGCCCATGCCCAGGCCTATTTCTTGCCCCGGCGCACCGGCGCCCGGCGTGCCGCCGTCGAACACGGGCGCACTGGCCCCGGTCGGCGTCTCAATGAACACCGTGAGGTATGACGTGATGACCGCCGCCATGATTTCGGCATCGGTGTAGCGCGAGATTTGCTTGATGGCGTCAACGATGGGCGCCAGGTAGGGCACGCCGCGCGGCATGCCGGGGCGCAGCTTGCGGTAGTGGTGCAGCAGGCGGCGGCGGCCAGAGCGGCCCAGGAAGTCGCACCAGGCGCCCGCGTGCATGTCGCCCCCGCTGCCGGGCAGCCAGCCGCCGGGGTGGCGGTCGTAGATGAAGGCGGCTTCAGGGGCGCCCTGGTCGTTGGTCTTGATGCCGCCCGCGATGCGATGGGTGTCCATGGCACCACGGGGGTTGCCAACGCGGTCGGCCTCCAGCACCTGCAGGCGCAGGGCGTAGGGCTGGGTGCTGGTGCGCTCGCCATCGGGCAGCAGGGTGAAGCAATCCCCACTCTCCAACCCGGAGCGCAGCACCAGGCCCTGCTGCTGGTAGAAGTTGAGGGTGTTCTCGATGTCGCACTCGGTGCTGTCGGCAAACAGGCTGAATTCGCGCTGGGTGATGGCCTTCCACTCCAGCGCTTGCTCCAGCGACCAGCCCAGCACAGACCGCACGGGCTGTGCGCTGAGCGCCAGGCCGGTGCCCACCACGCGATCCACGTTGATGTTGATGGCGCCCGCCGCAATGGGGCTGGTGCGCACCAGCTCGCGCGAGGCGCCGCGCTGGCCCACGAGGGCGCGCAGGGTGTCTGCCTTGGCATCGCGCGCCATGGGGCGCCACCAGCGGCCAGCGCCACCGCTGGGCGCAGTGGGGGCGCCATCGAGGGAGGCCGACACCTGCGGCTGCGGCATGAGCTGGTCGAGCACGGCCATGGCGTCCATGCGGGCGCGGGCCAGTTGCCGCTGCGACGCCCAGGCTGGCGCCACCGCTGCAATGGCGCGGTCAAGGATGTTGGGCTGCATGGTCAGAAGGGGCGGAGGTAGGTGACGCGGCGCGGCACGGGCTGCAGGCGGGCGATTTCGTCGCGGCACTCTTTGATGCCTGCGCGCACTTGCTCCAGGTCGGCCCGGCGGTTGCGGCGGGCGGTGCCGCCCTGCCCCACGGTGTATTCCTGCGACTGCAGGATGCGCGTCTCAGCATCCAGGTATTGCTGCAGGCGCTGCTGGGCCAGTTCGAGCGGGGTGCTCATGCGCGGCCCCCTTTGGCAACCATGGCTTGTAGGGCTTTTTCAAACTCGGGGCGGAAGCGCTCCAGCGCCACGCGCTGCACAACGCCGTTGAAGTCCAGGCGGCGGCCATATTGCGGAGCCTGGCTGGCGAAGATGAAGAGCGGGCGGATGCGCCCATACCCTTCTTTTTTCCCCTGGCCGCTGCCGCCTTCCCGGCGCCAGATGCCGTCCGGGCGGTTGCCGCCGCGCGGCTTGCCAACGAACAGGTCGTTTTTGAGCTTGCCGCCTTTGCGCAGCTTCTTGCCCGTGGAGCTGGCAGCGCGAATGCTCTTGAGCGCCGTCAGGATGGTGCGCACATCGGCGCCCTTGACGTTGCCGTTCGCGTCCAGGCTGAGGCCTTCGCCGGGCATGGCGTACTGGCCTGCGCGCAGCACGCCCGCATAGCGCAGGCCAGCCTCCAGGCCCTTGAACTTGCGCCCACCGCCTTCGACCTGCGGGGCCAAAAAGTTCTCAGGCCGCACGCCGCCGTCTGCCGTGTTCTTGACCATCACGCGGGCGCTCAGGCTGTCCTTGGTGGCAGGCTCGGTGCGCAGCGACTTGAGGGTGTAGGACACCGGGCTGCTGAAGGCTGCGCGCATGGCGTCTGGCACGGCCTTGTCTGCAGCGTGCTTTGCCGTGCGCGTGAGGGCCGTAGCTGCTGCGTAGGGCACCATGTAGCTCTGCACGCCGCGCATGGACGCGGCCACGTCAGCGATGCTGGCACCGCTGTGGCGGACGTTGATCATGGGTTGGCAGGCTCCAAAAGAAAGCCCCCGGAGCCTTCTCAAGCTGCCGGGGGCGGGTTGCGCTATCGCGCTGGGAATCAGGTTACGGACTTTTGAGACCTACCTGAATTGGGGCCAATTTTGGGGCAAAGTGTCTGGTGAAGTCCACGCCTAAAGTGTCTGCTCTGGGGGCGACAATTTAGGCGCGTTTTGGTTCATTTCTGGCCTAGACTTTTTACGCAAATTCAGTTAAGCGCTTGCCTTGAATCGCTCCCAAGCAATGATGACTTTTTTGCAAATATTGAAATGCATGCCAGTCGGGTAGGGGTTCATACCGGATGCGTTGAATTCTGATATTCGCTCCCGCCACACAAGGGATGCTTCGTGCTCTTGGCATTCTTCAGCGGTGGAAAAAATTTCACCATCGTTTGCGCGGTATGCGGCAATTTGTTCCATTTTTCAATCCTTTTTAATGTGATTCACACGCCCGAGGCCACGCGGGCCGCCCTGTGCGCTTCCATGGCCTGCAGCGCCTGGGCGTTGTCGTCGGCTATGGCATCGGCAGCATGGGCCACACGGCGACGGAACTCGCCCAGCACGGTGTAGAAGTGCGCCCGGCCAATGCCCAGCGCAGCGGCAGCAGCCTTCACGGGTTTGACGCGGTGCACGTAGTACAGCTCGAACACGCGCTTGTCCAGGGCGTCGGGCTGGCAGGTGTAGGCGATGTGGAAGGCCGATAGCTCGGCGCTGCTGATGGCGTCCGGCCCGCCGTCTTCCACTGGCCGCATGCTGCAGCCACTGAGGCGCCCGAGGATGGTGCCGGTGATGGGCCTGGGGCCGTACAGGCGCCGGGTGATGCACCATTTCACCCAGCGCTCGCACACCAGGTGCAGGTCGCGGTCTTGATCGCTCAGGCGGGGGGAGTCTTCTTCGTTCTGCGCGGGGCGGGCGGGGGCTGCAAATACGGTGGTCATGCGATTCCTCTGGAGTAGATTCGGCGGCCTGTGGCCGGGGGCGCTGGGGGGATGTAGGCGGCTACGGGTGTTGCATGGGCCTCTTTTGCTTCTGTTTTGATAGCTTCTAGCGCTTGCAAATCAAGCGCTTGCGGCACTTTTGGCACTTGAATTTCTGCAAAATCTGCTGGCTGCTGCGGCTGGGGCACTGCAAACAGGTCGGGGGTCATGGATTTGGGGATGAGCTTTTCGCGCAGGCGCTCCCAGTCGGCGTGGCTCCAGGTGTGCAGGCGCAGCTTGTGGGCCATGGCCAGGCCGTACACGCTGATGTCGAGCGCTTCGTTGCGCGCGTGGTCGTTGAGCTTGCGCCACACGCGCACGAGCTGGCCGTTGCGCATGATGGGCACCAGCCGCTCGGCGCACATCTGGTCGTACCACTCGTCGGGCATCTGGTTGTGCCAGTGCATGGCCCCGGGCCCGCTGCTGACCTCGATGCGGTTGAACAGGTAGTCCTTGGCAACGTCAGTGCCCACAAACCATAGCTCTGCCGCGCCCTGGCGCACTTTGCCGCCCCAGTCCACATCCTGATTGCTGGGTTTGCTGGCGATGATGGGGCGGTGGGGCTTGCGCGCGCCGGCCAATATCACGCAGTTCAGGTGGCGGCGCTGGGTGGCGTAGTTGTAAACGTCCTGGGTGTTGTGGCCGCCCGAGTCGATGCCGTAGGCACTGATTTTGATGAGCGCCCCGCTGGCGTGCGCCAATGGGGTGGTGACGATGCGGTCAAGCTCTGCCCACACGCTCTTGGGGTCGCTCGGCGGTATGGCCGGGCTGCCTGGCAGCACCTGGTGGTCAACAATCCAGTGCTCCATGCCCGGCCCCCAGGCTTCTATCTGCAGCTCCAGCCGGTCGGGCTGGGTGTCTGCGGTGAGGGTGAGCACCAGCGCCGGGTCTGGCACCACGCGGGGCGGGTAGGGCTCTGCGCGGGCCTTGAGCTTGTCGGCCGATGTGACGGACTGCGCGATGTCGTAGCAGCGTGCCAGCCGGGTGTTCCAAAACGCGGCCATCTTGGTGTGGTCGCCTTCGCGCAGCGCGTCTTCGGCCTGGCGGTGCAGGCGGGCCAGGTCGAGCCAGCTTGTCCAGCCGGTGGGGGCATAGAGCTGGCTGATGGTGAAGCTCTCGGTGCCGTCCACGCTTTCGGCATAGGCCACCCACCGCGCTTGCCCACCCATGGCTTCGTCGCGCAGCATCTGGCCCTTGTGGCTTTCTTCGATTTCGCCGCCGCATTCGGGGCAGACCATCCAGGCGCGGGCCTGGGCTTCGTCGGTGCGCACGTTCTCCCACACCAGCTCGTGCAGGTGGTCGCAGTGCGGGCACGGAACGTGGTAGTGCTGCTGGTTGCCGCGCAGGAAGAGCTGCCATATCTTGCTCATCTCCTTTGGCCGCTTCGGGCTGCTGGAGTAGTACCACTTGCGGTTGCGGCCGTAGGTGCTGCCACGGTTCTCGAAAATCTCGATAGGGTCACCCTGCCCCTGCAGGTCAAACTCCCAGTCGTCGATTTCATCGCCGTAGCCGTAGCGGGCCGGTATTTCGGCCAGGTTGGCGGCACTGCCCGCCGTGCTGATGTACACCGTGCCGCCCCGGAAGGTCTTGGTGTCGTCGGTGTTCTTGCCGTGGCGGCTGCGCGGCTCTGAAAACAGCCCGCGCACCTTGGGCGTGGCCTTGATGGTGTTGTTGATGCGGGCCGACAGGCGCCGCGCCAGGTCGAGCGTGGGCATCAGCGCCAGGATGTTGGCGGCGGCGCCGTCCACGCTGGCCATCATCCAGTTCATGGCGCTTTGGGTCTTCAGCAGCTGGCTGGCGCCCATCACCACCACACGGTTGGCCGGGTGGCCCGGGCTGAGCACCCGCATCACCTGCCGCGCAAAGGGCGTGCGGGCGGTGTCGTATTTGCCGGGCTCGGCATTGCCCTCGGCAGGGATGTAGGCATGCTCATCCACCCACTCATCCACCCACAGGGGCGGGTCTGGGCGCAGGCCAGCGGTAAAGCTGGCCCGGTAGCAGGCGGCGGCGTCAGCCAGCGGCATCTACACCCTCGATCTGGCGCACGATGTCGTGCAGCGCGGCGCGCAGGCCTTCGCGCAGCGCCTGCTCCAGCGCAAACGGGTCGGTGATAGGCGCCAGCGTGGGCGCCAGCTTGGTGGGCAGAGCACCCAGCAGGGTGTCTCGGATGATGCGGGCCTCGGTGTAGGCCTCGCGCTCCATGTCGGCCACGCGGCCAAGGGACTTCTCCAGCTCCATGCGCTCGATGCGCGCAATGCGGGCGGCCTCACGCTTCTCGAAGCTGGCCGCGATCTTGTAGTTTGCGTGGTGGTCAGAACCGTACTCTGGCTCGTCCTCATCCAGCCCGGCAACACCGTCACCAGCAGTCGGTGGCACGCCACCAGCCGCCCGCGCCTGGCGCCGCGTCTCGGCAGCCACCACCTGGCGCACATCGCGGCCACGCTCCAACTGCGCCCGGACAGCATCCAGGTCGTACAGCTTGTGCTCGGGGTCAGCAAACGCAATCTTCCCCTCTTTCGTCAGGCGCGAAAGGTAGGGCGCACTGACATCAAGCACCTCTGCAAGGCGCTTCTGATTCAATAGCTGCTGGGGCTTGTCCTGATTAACCGAATCGATCATTTGTTAACCTGATTTACCGCTTAACCTGCTCTGAAATTGCTACCACAAACCTTCCCGGGCGGGCCGAATTACCCTTCATGTCCGAGGCGCCAGGAGTACCTACAGGGGGTGAAGAGTGCACCGATACCACGGGTTCGGCCGTGGTGGCGAACGGAATTGAGGCCAAGTCAGCCTCCCAACTCATCGGCTCATCCCCCACCCAATGCGCAATGCGCTGCTCTGCCTCGCTCAGCACGCATCCAGTGCCTTCAGGGCCTGCAAAACAGCCGCCCGTGTAGGCGCCCCCTTGTGACGGGCAATGCAGCACAGCATGGCTTCCTGTGCCATGCGCAGCGGGCGAGCGGAGCGCACCAGGCGGGCACAGCAGTGGTGGCACGGCGTCATGCCTCCATGCCCAGCGCCTGCCGGGCCACAAGCAGCGGCATGCGGTTGATGCGCTCGCCCGCCTCGGCACGCGCCAGAATGCGCCGCGCCCAGTCCTTCGGGTCTAGCCTGGCGCCATCACGCACCGGGGCCAGCTTTTCCAGCTCGGCATGCACACGCTCGAGGTCCGCCTTGGGGGCCTCCAGCCGGGGCAGTTCGGGCGCCGGGGCCTGACGGCAGATTGCACGGAACTCGATCACCGTGGGCGCCTTGGCGGGCAAGTGCTGCAGGGCGTAGGCAATGGCCTCGGGCTGGCCTGCGAACCCGCCCAGCTCATGCGCCCAGTCGGCCTTCACTTCGGCAATCTCCAACCCCTCCCACCGCGCGAGAAAGTCGCGCCCGTAAGCCAGGGCCAGCTTGGCAAAAATCTTGTCAACCCAGGGCAGGGGAAGGCTCATGGCAACACCTCGACGGCAGGGGGGGTGACGTCGCGCACAGTGGCGTCGATGGTGCGAAAGCAGTCGGCAGCGCCCTGCTGCTGGCCTGGCGCACGCCGGGCAACCGAGGGCACCGCCTCCTGCATTCGCTCCCGCATGCTGCGCTGGTAGGCCGTCTCGGCAGGCGCCGCCCGCGCAGCACCACCCGCGCCACCTTGCCGGTCGGCGTACCAGCCCGCGTTGAACGCCTGCCACCCGTGCTGGCAGCAGAACGCGATGGCCTCTGCCAGCCCAATGCCCGCCTTCGCAGCCTCACGCCGAATCCCCTCCAACGCGGTGTCGGTCAGTGCGGCCCGCTTTGCTTTGCGGACGGCCTGAAAGTCCTGCCAGACGCCTTCGGGCACATCGGCCGGGCGTGCGGGGGGGGTGGCGGCGGCGCGTTTGCGCGCTACACCACCGTCAGGTGGTGTTGTATTTAACGTAGGAGACGGAGACGGAGACGGAGACGGAGACGGAGACGGAGACGGAGACGGAGACGGAGACGGAG